CTCATATTAGAAACATAGTCATCATAATATGATACATTGTATGTAGTAGGACTCACGATAAAATCTTGCCATGCGTTAAACACAAGTCTTTCTTCATGGTTTTGTTTTAATAGAAATTCTAATGTAACCTCTTCACCATATGTTAATCCTTGTGCAACCTCATAGGAAGGGCCGTAGATATTCTCATCTGTAGTTGTACGAATGTTTTTGCCTGGAAATGATGCACCAACAATACGGAGATTCAAATCTCTAGGTATTTGTCCACGAGCAGATGATGCAACTAGTGCTGGAAGAAAAACTTCACATTCAAATCTATTTGGTTTTGCTTGTCCGAATTTTGATATAGTTGCATAGAAATCATCTATTTTAGTATTTGCCATTAACTTGGTCTCCTTGGAGCGTTTGCCATTCTTCTAGAATCTGCATATACTTTACCTTCAGTTGCGTGTACAAACTTCTGTACAGGTAACAGTACTGCAACCATCATTTCATCTGCATTAATAATACGAAATGGTGGTTTTACATGATCCATAAGATATCTTTTAATTGTTGGTTGAACCATCTTATTTCTTTTAATTCTATTCCATGTTAATTTAATTCTAGTTGCCTCATCCATAGGGCCATTGGCATACTCTGCCATCACGTTCAATAATTTGACTCGCATTGGGACTGATAGGTAATGAAAGTTTAACCCCATAAACCCATCTGATAAGTTAGCACCACCGATAGGTGTAATTGGTAATATTAGAGGGAATCTATCGTAATAAGGTAGGACATTTCTATTATCCTTGTACTTTGGACTGTACATGAAGAAATTCATCTTACCGAATACTGGGCGTGTCTTTAACTTGCCCTCACGAAGTTGTTCTCTTGGATTTATATCTCCAAGTTCTCTTACTTGCTTTCTGAACCAACGGATAGATAAATCTCTACCCCCTGCTTGTTCTACTATCTTGTCAACTGCATCTGTCATACCTCTATTTATACAGTTAACCCAAGTGGTCTTCAGTAAGAATCTTAAATTCCATACCTCTATCTTTACACCACTCTATTGCTGCTTCCCATTTTGCTTGATTAACACCCCATGTACGAACTTCGGTAATGAACCGTTTTGTCTTACGAGACTGTGCTTTGGGAGGCCCACACTGTGCTTTAGGTTTAACTTCAATGATGATTTTCTTAATATCACCATTTGCTTGTTTTACCTTAATATAGAAATCGGGGAAATAACGGTGTCTCCTACCGTCAAGGGGGGATATGTATGGTATGATAACTTCTTCACTACCCCATTCAAGGATAGAACTGCTCTTATCACAATACACCATAAAACGTCTTTCCCATAGGGAACGATATATCACTTTGTCTACGTCACCCTTATATTTCTTTTGCTGAATTGGGACGTATCTTCCACTATATGCCATGTCAAACCTTATAAATACTTTAAAGAATAAATTCTTGTAAGGATATTTATATGGCACGAAACCCACATTACGACACAGGAGTAGCACAAGCATTAAAGGCTTCATCTATTGGTTCACTACAGTACCCCAAAGATATTACATCAATGTCTCGTTCTGACCATTACGTTCAGTTTTTTATAAACGAGAATGTGAATGGTAGGGCATACTTTAATGGTGGTGCAACACCAAGCGGTGAGAGAAATAAAGGTTCAATCCCAAGAGCCCCTATGGTAAGAACATCTGGTTCTATCACACTGTACATGCCTAACCAAATTCAAGTATCTCAAAAAGCAAACTATGGTGAAGCAGAAATAGGACTACTGGTAGCAGGTGCAATTGGTGGATACAAAGGAATGCTTGGTAAAGGTGGTGGTATTGACTTTTCGGCACTAGGACAAACAATAAAAGATGAAGGTGGGAATATTGGTGCGAGTGCATTAGAAGGTGCTGGTGCAACTGGAGCAAAGGCTGCAAAAGCAATCATGTCTGGTGAAACTACAAACAATAGAACAGAGATGAAATTTGAAGGAATTGATAGACGTTCATTCCAATTTACATTTAGACTAATTCCACGCTCTTCTGCTGAAGCAGAACATGTTAAACAGATTGTTCAAGTGTTTAGACTACACTCTATGCCATCCTTTACAGACGATGCATTAGGTAGAACACTTCAAGCACCATCTACATTTGATATTCAATATTACCCAGCACAACACCTACATAAAATAGGTACATCTGCATTAGAAGCAGTTGATGTAAAATTTGGTGGGGATAGACCACAATTCTACGGTGATGGACATCCAACAGAAACAGAATTGACATTGACATTTAAAGAGTTAGATATTGTCACTAGAGAAAAAGTAGCAAAAGGATTTTAATTTATGTATTTTAGAAAATTTCCAAAAGTTGAAGTGGATGTTAAGGGTGATGGTAATGCAGTCAGCATGACAGATATTACTCGTAGAATTAAGTTTTCAGAATCTACACTTGAAAGTCTTGTAAACTTTGATTTCTATGATGTACCAGATGGTTCAACACCAGAACAGATTGCACATGACTATTATGGAGACACAGGACTACATTGGGTTGTTCTTCTTGCAAATAATATTAAAGATGTGTATAGTGATTGGCCTATGTCAGTACCAAGGTTTGAAAAGTTCGTAGCGTCTAAGTATAGTAATGTAGATGAAGTACATCACTACGAATACACACAAGAATCTGGTGATACTAAATTCTTAATAGAATTGCCTAACGATCCAGCAACTACAATACCAGCTGGTGCAGTGACAATAACTAATTATGAATATGAGGAAAGAATTTTGGAATCAAAAAGAAAAATAAGATTGATTCAACCCCAATACATTAGTGTAATACGTTCCGAGTTTGAAACGAAAATAGGTAGATAAACATGGCGGAAATTCAGTACGCTGGTGAGTATCAGATTGAAGTCTGCGAGATATATGCCTCAAGTGGTACAGTACTCGATTTAAAAGACCAATTTGCATCAGTTAACATATATGAAGATATTTTTAAGAATGCACTTACTGGTGACATCTCAATTGTTGACACAAACAACCTATTAACAAACCTTCCTATTATTGGACAAGAGAAGTTAAAGTTACGTCTAGTAACGCCAAATGTTAACGATGATTCTACTCGTGGGTTTGCAATTGACTTCACAGACACTCCACTGTATATCTATAAAGTAGACAGTAAAGTTGGTATCAATGATAACACATTCGCATATACCCTATCATTCACTACTCCAGAAGCAGTACGTTCTAACCGTATTCGCATTACACAAGCATTTGATGGTGAACCTTCTGAAGATATTGTTAAGAAGATATTCAGAGATGAGGAATTACTCAACTCTAAGAAAGAATTGTATTATGAGATGACATCAAACAACTTTAAGTTTGTTTCACCAAATATGCGCCCATTTGATTTTATCAACTCTGTAAGTAAGAGGTGTCTATCTAAAGAATATAACTATGCACCTACATTCTTATTTTATGAGACTATCAAAGGGTTCTGGTTTAGAACTATCGATAGTATGATGGATACTAAAAATCCTAGATTTGTTTACAAAGAGGAAACTCCAAACATTCTACCAGAGGGGCATAAGAAACCAGATATCAATACTACACTAACAAACCTTTTAAGTTATAGTTTATCATCATCAACAGATGTAATGATGAACATGCGAAAGGGTATGTATGCATCGAATCTTCTAATGATTGATTTGGTGAACAAGACTGTAGAGAACTTTAATTATAATTATTTTGATAACTTCGAAGAAGATAAGCATGTGGACGAATACAATAACTATGGTTCACAAAATGCACCACTTGGTTCAGAAAGTAAAGATCAGTATAATAAAAGATTATCTGATTATGACACAGCAAAAATTTACATGCAAGCTGTTGACAGAGAGGCCCCAAATGGGTTATTCTCTGCTAGACATGATGGACAATACGATTACACAGGAACAGATATTTGGTTACAAAGGCGTATGGGTAGATTCACTGCAATGCAGTCTGCAATTACCTTACGAATTACAGTGCCGGGCAATACCACACTCCAAGCAGGAGATATGGTTGGTATCGACATGAGAAACCAAGGACTTCTTGCAGAAGAGGAACGTGACCCTATTTACAGTGGACGTTATCTTGTATCAAAACTAAAACACGAATTTACTAGAGGTGATGGTGTATATAAACACAATGTTCACATGGAAGTAATTCGTGACACAGCTTCACAACCATTCTCAGACAAAGGAGTGCCACTAATGGATAATGGTAATCCGATTGACGTTATCGTACCAACTGGTAGCGAGGACGCTGGGGATATAACATATTAAGGAGGGATGCCAACAACTCGATTCGTTATGAGACTTTTAACATTTAAATTTCACGAGGAACAATATGACAACCAAACTCAAAAACAGACTTCAAAAAATGCACTTCCAAAAGCAAATCCAAAGGAGAACCCAAATTGAGGAATCACAAGTAGATAAATATACGGAACAGTTATATGCAAATAAAGTCAATGAGTTGTTAGGACTACAAACAGATGAAAACATTCGATCAGATACAAGAGGGAGTCTACGACCCCAACATATTTAAAACAATCTTCCTAGCAGGAGGCCCCGGCAGTGGTAAGTCTTATGTTGTTAGAAGAACAACAGGTGGACTAGGAATGAAGATTGTTAACAGTGATGATGTCTATGAGAAGATGCTCAAGGATGTAGGGTTAGATACTACACCAGAAGATATCTATTCAGACCAAGGACAAGATATTCGTGTGAAGGCGAAAAAAACTGTTAGAACAATGCAAGCAAACTATATTGAGGGTAGACTTGGACATATCGTTGATGGTACTGGTAAGGACTTTGATAAGATTTCCAAACAAGTGGGAATGTTAAGAGGACTTGGTTACGACTGTTATATGATATTTGTCAACACATCGTTAGATACTGCACAGGAACGTAATGCAATGCGAAAGCGTACATTGCCTGAAAAAGAAGTAGAAAAGATGTGGAAAGAAGTTCAAACCAATATTGGTAAATTCCAAAGACTGTTTGGTAACAAGAATTTTGTTATCGTGGATAATAATGATGCTGGAGAGGACATATTCTCTAAGGTATGGAAACGTATCATGGTATTAGTACGTCAAAAGGTAAGTAATCATATCGCAAAACGATGGATTTCACAAGAATTGGCGAAAAAAGCACGAAAATAGGCCCCCATTTACATAAATTAAGAGAAAACCCACTTTTTAGTGGGTTTTTTTTGGCGAATTGCCTTGACATTTGTTTTAAAAACATGTATAATATAGGTATATTATGAAGAAAGGATTGAGAATGAAAATATACTTAGATATGGACGGTGTGATTGCCGACTTCTTTGGGGGACTAGAGGAGTACTTCAATGTACCACACTGGAAGAAAATACCGAAAACTGAGGAGTCTATAATGTCACTCAAAGGTACTGATTTCTTCAATACACTAAGACCTTATGAAACGTCTACTGAACTAGTAGATTTCGTAAAATCATTAACAGACGATTGGGGCATATGTTCTTCACCATTAAGAGGTGATAGAGACAACTCTGCATTTTGGAAAAGAACTTGGTTGACTAAGTATGGTTACATGCCTAGTATTGATAACCTTATCTTTACTGGACAGAAAGAACACTATGCTGTTAATAAGTTCGATGGAACACCTAATATTCTAGTTGATGATAAACCAGATAACATTGCAAGATGGATTGCAAAGGGTGGTATTGGTATTAGATATCAGGCAAATGAAGATAGTATGGTAACTATTAAACGTAAACTAAAGGAGAGTTATGCTTAAATCATTAATGTGGTTCGCAATATTTGTATTTGTTATGTTATGGGCACTTGCAAAATTTGCTGGATTATAGGCCAAATAAAGCCTTGACATTTGTTTTAAAAACATGTATACTGTAAGTATAGTTAATAAAGAGAGAGATGATTATGACTAATTTTGTGAAAGAAGAATTCAATTGGGACGGTATGTACTTGATGTACAAAGGTAACTTTGAAGGTGCTAAAATGATGATGGATGTAAATCCTAATGCTCATCCTAGTTGGGAAGGTAAACTGATGCCTGCGTTTGTTGCCCGTTTCAAGTATGGTAACTATAAACCTTGGAAAACATGGGTAAACTTTCTTGTAAAGAATGCCACTGTTGAAGAGTATATGAAACTTGCAGAGGAAACTAGTCCTGTTCAAGCAATGGAAACACTTGGTTATAAGGGGAAAATATAATGAAAAAAGAAATGTTTGGTGGAATACTAATTTGTATAGGACTTGTATTGATGGCAGGTTCTGGTGGAGACTGTGATGGTAAGTGTATGGAAAATGCAAACACCATTACTGAGATGTTACAGATTGCTGGAATCGGGTTGTGTATGACACTACTTGGTGGTTATATTGTGACAAAAAACTATTGACATGTGCCTCTGTTTGGGGTACAATATAGATTATATTATGGAGATTAATTATGAAAGTACTTGGATTTGACGCCTATGATGGTGTAAATACAAACGGAACGTCCTTACAAGGACACATCATGACCACTTATGATAAGTTGTGTGATGTTTTTGGCGAACCCACTTTCACTGAAGCTAACCCCAGAGAGAGTGTTAACTGTGAGTGGACTGTAGAAGCAGAATGTCAAGATGATGACAGACGGTTCTATAAACAATTCACAGTGTATTGTTGGAAATATGGACGAATTCCTCTTGAAGAATGTGAGTGGAATATCGGTGGTGATGATTTTGAAGCATGGAGTATTGCAAGTGATATTATCGGCGAGTGAGTTATTACAAAGACGTTTGAACGCAGTAGATAAGGTATTGAAACAAGATAACCTATCCCCTTGGGCAAAGAAATATTGGAAGGGTGTTAAGAAGAAACTACAATTCCAACACGAAACTATAATGGTGTATGGACACGTTCCACCGTTTGATACGGTGCATTGATATGAGTGGTATGCATCTGATGCCTGTATATTATAACAGTAATAGTACACGCAAGAAAAAGAAAAAGAAAGTCAATCCACAGAA